GCGGGGTGGTCATCGACGAGGCCGCCTACCTCGACCTCGAGTACGCACTCGGCGCTGTCGTCATGCCTGCCCTGCTCGACAAGGGCGGGTGGTGCCTCATCGCCTCGACGCCCTCCGCAGGCTGGGATGGCAACAGCGCACGGCTCACGCCTAGCTACTTCAACCGCCTCTGCCAGCAGGTCGAGGCAGGCGCTCGTGGCTCTGACTGGCGGCACTGGCATCACCCCACCGAAGCGAACACCCGCCTCTCGACGCAGGACATCGCCACGCTCCGGGCCGAGTACCCGCCCAACAGCGCCACCGCCCAGCAGGAACTCGACGCCAGCCTGACGGCATCCGGTGCCGCCTTCTACCCCGAGCTGGCAGACTGGGACAAGCTGGTCATCGACCGCGCCCAGCTCCCGCACTTCCTCCCCGATTGGTGGCAGTTCTGGGCGGGCTATGACTGGGGCTACTCGCATCCGGCGGTCTTCGTCCCGTGCGCCGATGACGGCACTACGCTCTATGTGCTGGACGCGCTCTACCTGCACCGTGAGCAGGACCACGAGCAGGCCGCCAGCATCCGGGGGTCGCTGGTCCTCCCCGGTCAAGACGGTCGCGTCCCATCGGCTTGCAGTCGCCGAGTCTACGCTGGTCATGACGCCTTCGCCCAGCGGATGGCGCACACGGCCCAGCCGGAGACGGTGGCGGATGTGTTCGACCAGTACGGCATCGCGCTCGCCAAGGCCAGCCTCGACCGTGACGCTGGGGCCAAGGTCATCCGCCGTCTGCTCTCGCAGGACAGGCTCCGCTTCGTGGACACCGTGGGGACGCGCCGTCTCTTGGCTGAACTGCAGGCGCTGGTGCCGGACCCCAAGCGACCGAACGTGCCGCTCAAGCGGGACGCCAACGAGCGGGGCGAGAACGGTGATGACGGGGCGGACGCCTTCCGCTACGCGCTGGCCTCCCTGCCCTACGTTGTCGCCGAGCCGCAGTCTCCCCGCTATCTGGGACCGGAGGGGCAAGACCCCGGGAGCTGGGAGCAGTACGTCCCCGAGGCGCAGGAAGGTGGGGCGCGAGATGTGGCGGGTGGGATGCTGATGTGACGTTGAACAGCCCTTGCGCTTGACAGGGCTTCGGTGTATGTTCGGGGTGCGTTAATCCCAACGGAGGACGTATGCAGGGTGGCAGAAAGCGGTATGCGGTAGACCGACTGGAAGGCGACTACGCCGTCCTCGTCGATGACGACTCCGGGGCAGAAGTGGTGATTCCACGCGCCAAGCTCAAGCAGGCCAAAGAGGGCGCGATGTTCAACGTGGCGATGCGTGGCTCGTCGCCGATGTGGGAGTCCGCCGAGCGTGACCTGCGTTCGGAAGTCGCCCGCAAGATGGACCTGCAGAAGCGTCTCGGTTCAATGCGCCGTCCCTAATCTTCGAGAGTCTCAATGTCCGCTACTGTCCTTAAATCCGCAGTCAAGACCATCGGCGCAGAGGGTGACGCCGCCAGCATCACAGGCTTCCCGTCAGCGGGTGGCGTGGCGGTGCAGATTGTCGGTGCGCTCTCGGCCACCATCACGTTCGAGGTCACGATTGACGGCACCAACTGGGTGGCGTTCAGCATGACCCCCTCGAACTCCGGCACCGATGCCTCGACCGCGACCGCGGCGGGTGCCTTCAGCAAGCCGATGAACGGCTATGCCGGATTCCGGGCGCGTTGCTCGGCCTACTCGAGCGGCTCGCCTGTTGTGACCGTGCGCTACACCTCCTGATTCACCACACACCTGAGGCTGTATGACCGAGTTCGTCATCTCGCAGGAACTGCTGGAGAAGATTCTCGCCTATCTGGCAAGCCGCCCGTACCACGAAGTGGCGGGTGGCATTGAGGCGCTCAAGGCGCTGAAGCCGATGGAGACGGGACCCAAGGCGGTCGAGTGATAGTGGCCTTGGTCTGGGCGGGTGTGGTGGTGTTTGCCCTCGTCCGGACCGAGGCGCTGATTCGGCACTGGCTCCGGCTGGTCTATGTGGCACCTGTCGCGACCGAGCAGGACGTGGAGGTGCCACAGGACATTGCGGCACTGGCCATGCGGGAGTCGGAAGAGTGGGCGCAGGAAGAGGTGTTGAAGGCCGCGAAGGAGCGGTTCCTCAAGGTGAAGGACACGACGATGCCTGACGCGCAACGGTGGAACCTCGTGCGTCGGGCGCTTGGCATTGGAGAGTTCGCATGACCATCCCCTTCCTCGACCCTGAATACGACGAGACGCTCGAGCAACTCGTGCCGGAGGACGTGGAGTACGAGGAAGAGGCGGAGGCCGAAGACGAGTTGCCCGGCGCGGTCGAGCCGTATGTCGCCGCCAGCTCTGGCGTGACGACGGTCGTGATGGATGCGAATGGGCAACGCGCCAACGAGGAGATTGCGCCCAACGACATCGAGACCGCCGCTCGCATCACGCTCCCCGAAGACGCCCAGCTCCGCGCTTTGTCTCGTGCGCTGTATGGCGATGACTTCCCGCTCGCCGAGGACAACGACGGCGAGGACCCCGCGCAGTGGGTGTCGTGGGTGCGGAACCGCTGGACCGAACGGCGGATGGCGATTGAGACCCATATGCACTTGGTCGAGCGCAATCGCTTGTTCCGCGCAGGCCAGCAGTGGGTGAGTGCGACAGGCATGGGACCGTGGCGTGAACCTGTCCGCCCGACCGAGTCGAGCCGTGTCGTCTACAACCTGATGGACAAGGCGCTGGACTCGCGTTTGCAGGTCATCACCGAGCAACGCCCCGGCTTCTCAGTGAACCCGATGACGCTGGACCCCGATGACCAGCGCAAGGCGGAAGCCCGTCAGGCCGCGCTGGAATTTGCGTATGAGTCGCAGTCGATGTCGGGCGTGATTCACGAAGCCTGCTACTGGGCGCAGACCGATGGCGTCTCTGGCCTGCACGTCTACTGGGACGCCGAGGCCGGACCGTGGGACGAGGCAATGGGCGAGAACGGCGAGAAGAAGCCGCTCGGCGACCTGCGGACGGATGTGGTGCGGGTCGAGCAGTTCCGTGTCTCGGCGAATGCGAGCGCCACGAAGAAGCCCTACTACGTCATCCTGCGTGAGGTCATCCCCGCCGTCGAGGCCGCGCAACGCTACGGCGCGACAGGCGCGGTGGCGTCAGGGCAGGCGAGCAATATTGCGCTGGGCGATGGGGCCGATTCGCTGGGCGACAACGGCGCACTCTCGCAGTGGACGATGCAGTTGTCGAACCCGGGCGAGGCGGACCGCCTGAAGAACGCCGACGTGGTCGAGCGGTTCACCGTCTACGTCGAGAAGCATCCCGACCTCCTGCCCGAAGGGTTGCAGTGCGTCATTGTGGGCGATGCCGTCGTGGTGGGGCCGATGCCCCTCCTCTTTGGGGCGATTCCCTTCGTGCGCGTGACTGACGGGTCCACCGACCCGAGCTATTTCCCGCGCCCGATTATGGAGCAGTGGATTCCGCATCAGCAGAGAATCAATGCGCTGATGTCTAAGTGGGTGGACTCCATTCGCGTCAACTCGGGCGGTCGCTTGCTCGCCCGTCCGGGGGTTATCTCGAAGGAGACCTTCATCGGCGGCCTGACTTCGGTGGTCGAAGTCACGGGCGCTGGGAGCCTCAACGATTCCGTGACGCCGATGCCGAGCTTCTCGGTGGCGAACGACGTGAAGGAGGCGCTCTCGCTAGAGAAGAAGGCGTTCGAGGATGCGTCAGGCTACAACGATACCAGCCGTGGGCAGTTCTCCAGCTCGTCGTCGGGCCGTGCGATTCTCGCCGCCCGTGAGCAGTTGGAGCGCGTCTATGCGCCGTCGGTGCTGGCGATTGCCAATGCGATGACTGATTGGGCCAAGGTGCAGTTGGCTGGCATGGCGTGGGGCTACGATGTGCCGCGTGACCTTGGGGCGGTGGGCAAGTCGCGCCCTGACTTGGCTCGCGCCCTCAACGCGCAGGACTTCGATGGCTCGGCGGATGTGAAGGTTGAGCCAGAGACGCTCATGCCGATGCCGAAGGCGATGCGGCTCTTCCTGCTCGACGAGATGTTCAGCAAGCAACTCATCGATGCGCGGCAGTATCAGCGGTTGATGCCGTTTGCCATCATGAAGCAGATTCAGTCGCCGGATGCGGACCAAGAAGCGCGAGCCAATCGCATTGCCGATGCGTTGCTCACGCGGCAGAACGCTCCGCCGATGCGCTGGCAGGATAACGAGGCCATTCATCAGGACATCTTGGAGCGCAAGATTTTGCTTCAGGACGACATTGACGAGGATGTGATTCAAGCGGCAGACGCTCGCTGGCGAGAGCTGGCAAACCAAGCCGCACAGAAGCAAGGCGCTCCCGCTCCGGCTGGTTCGGAGCAAGCGCCCGCAGGACCCCAAGCGATGGGTGGGGCTAGTCCCTTCGCTCCCTCACCGGAGATGATGCCTACATCGACGACGCTCCCCGGCATTGCGGCTGAACCCGCGATTGCCCAAGGGGCGGCGAATATGTTCGAGGCATTTGCTCCGCAGTAACGGACCACTTACCAAGGAGTTTGCATGACCGCACCCACGTTTCCCGGCGACGCCCCAGCGACCCCAGAGGTCGGGCCGGAGAACACCGCTGTCTACCTCGACCAACTCGCGGAGGACGCCGCTAAGGCCGCGCTCCCCGTCGATGAGGACTACGAGGCACAGGCACGGGATGAGAAGGGCCGCTTCACCAAGGTCGAAGATGTTGCCAAGGCCGATGCAGGCGAGGGCGACAGCGAGGAGACGGCGGAGGAAGTGACGGCAGAGGCGACCGAAGGCGACGCAAACACCGCCACCACGGAGGCGAGCGATTCGCCCATCCCGTTGGCGGACCGTGACCCGATTGTGCCACTCACCGTGAAGGTGGGCGACAAAGAGATTGCGGGATTGCCGGACCTGATGGTGACCTACACCACGCCCGGGGGCAAGACCCGCACGGACCCGCTAGATAAGCTGGCGCGGTTGGCGGCGGATGGTATCTACAGCGAGCAACGCGAACAGCGGTTCCGCACCATCGAGCAACAGAACTTGGAAACCCAGCAGATGCTGGAGCAGTACAAGGCGACGCTCGAACAGCGCGAGTCCTATCTGGAGCAACTGCTGGCTGATGAGACCACTTATGTGGCGGAGAAAGATGCGTGGGACCGCCAGAACACGCCTGAGATGCGCCTCCAGCGGGAGCGCCAGCGGCTCGACGAAGAGCGCGAGCAGATGGCCCTTCAGCGCGTGGCACAGCAGGGCGAGCAGTATTTCACTGGAACCTTGACGCCTGCCTTGGACCTCATCGCGGAAGCGGTGCCGATGGTGGAGCCTGAGGAGATTGTGGCGAAGGTGGCGCTATACGTCCGAACGCTGGAAGGACGGAAGGGCTACGTCACGCCCGACCAGTATATGCAGTTAAATCAGTTCGTCATCGAGGAGGTTGCGCCGTGGGCGCAGAGCCTCCACGAGGCGCGGACGGAGAAGTACGGTACGAAGACCTCGGTTGCTGAAGTGCCTGCCGCTACGGTGCAGGACAAGAAGGCGGTCGCGGTCCAGAGTCAGAAGGCCAAGGCCGTGGTGGCTAAGGCCGTCAAACCTGTCGGGAAGGGAGCCGGAGTGGCTCCAAAGTCTCGACCCGCTCCTAGCAACGTAGACGATGCGATGGAAGACGCGGTGCAAGCCGCCATCGACTCGGTGCTTGGGGGCTAACCCTTTTTCTGTGAGATAGTACAGCAATGCCGAATCCTACTACGATTACCGATGCGGAACTTCAGGGCCTCCTGAAGAATGTGTATTCCAACTTCCGCGAGAAGGTGCAGAACACTGTGACCCCGCTCGTCGCCCAGTTGTCGAAGGCGCGTGAGGGCGGGCCGAAGAACCTCCGTTGGGGCGGCAACGGCGTGTATTGGGACGTGGTCGTTGGGCGTCCGGCGGGTGGCAACTTCTCGAACGCTGGCTACTTCGGGCAGGACAGCACCGCCCGTGAAGTGCAGGCGTACACGGGCGTCGTCCGTGGCTACGTCCGCCGTCAGGTCGATGGGCTGGCGCTCATCGGCACCAAGTCCAAGGAGGCCGCGTTCCAGACCCTCGCTCGCAAGACGATGGAGGAGCTTCGTGAGGCCTCGGCCCTGATGATGCAGGGGTCGTTCCACGGCGCTGGCAACGGCATCCTTGCGACGGTTGTCGCGGGTGTCACCAATGCCACCCAGACCATCACCGCGCCCTACGGCGTGGCGTCGTCGGGTCCGGCCACGCTCCTCCTTTCGGTCGGTGACTACGTCGCCGTGACCGATTCGACGGGCGCGACGGTTCGTGGCCGTGCGACGGTGAATGCCATCAACAGCTTCCCGTCCTCGACGCAGGCGATTGTCACCCTCTCGGCGACCATCACCTCGACCACCAACGACATCATCGTCAAGGCGTCGACCTCTGACACGTCGTACAACTCGGCCACCAACGGCCTCATCAACATCACCAACCGGAGCGCGTCGTATGCGCTTCTGCACGGCATCACCGCCTCGACCTACGGGATTTGGGATGCCATCCGGATGGTGGCTGGCACCGATACCCCGGATGCCGCTCAGCCGACCGAGTCGGACATTTGGGACCTTATCCAGAAGGTGTCTGGGTCGTCCGGTAAGGACGCGATGCTCCGTCCGCAGGAGTTCCTCCTGATGACGACCCCGGGCATCGGCAAGAAGCTGATGGAGAGCTTCGTCGGCCAGCGTCGCTTCGACGCCAAGGAGACCGCCCGCGTCATCAAGGGTGGCTACAAGGCGGTTGAGATTTGCGGCCTGCCGCTGGTGATGGATTACTACGTCCCCGCCGGGACCATCTATCTGCTCCACATCCCGTCCCTCGCGCTGGTCGATGCGAAGGATTGGGGCTTCGTGGAGTACGAGGGCGCGGGTCCGGTGCGGTGGCTTGACGGGCGCGATGCGTTCGAGATGACCTACGGGTACTACGGGAATCTCGCTTCGCTCCAGCGCAACAGCCACGGGTCCATCACGGGCTACACCGACACCGTCTTCTACAGCCACGCGGCTGTGCAGTCGGCGTAACGTCGCTAACGGGTGGAGGTGGGGTGGTCCCACCTCCCCCCTTAGCGGGACCTTTCTTCGGAATCTTGTATGCCTCTTAACTTCTTTGCTCCAAAGCCCGGACGGTTCGGCGTCGAGGTCGTGACCTTGACGGTGAAGCCGACCTTCGGGACGCTGGCGGCGGGGACCGTGGCCCATATGCTGGGCGGATATAACAAGCGAGCGCAGGTGTCGAGCGTCTCGATTGCGGCCACGACCTTCCCGACGGCGGGTACGTCCATTGTGGCGACCCTCCAGAAGAAGCCCTCCGGCACTGCCGTGGCGCTGACCTCTGGGATTGATATCAACACCAAGACCGCGCAGACCGCTGTGCGTGGGAACGTGGCGGGGACCGTGACGGATGCGGCCCGCACCCTGAACCCCGGCGAGACCCTCCTCCTCTCGGTCGTGACGACTGGGTCGGTGACGGTCCAGCCGGACGATGTGGTGGTCACCGTTGAGCTGTTGGTGCTTGAGTAATGCCACTCTCGGTCATTGTGAATGACCGGGGAACCCCCGAGCCGCCGACGGAAGTCGTCCGGCGGCTTCGGGCGGTGGACCCCAAGCTCACGCTCCGGTGGGGGCCGTGGGGTGCGTGGCAGTTGGTGCGCGAGTGGCGGTCAGGTGACCGTCGCTGGGAGCGGGTGCAGACCGAACGGTATGACCCCGCGATGGCCTTCGATGTGATTGGCCATATCCCGAATCAGTGCGGCGTGGATGAAGTCCCGGCCTATGTGGAGCGCCTGCTCCGCGAGTGGTCGAATGCGGACGAGGCTACGCAGATGTTGAAGGCGATGGACCATTACCACACTGAGACGGCGACGAGTGAGGTAGAGGAGGCGGTGCAGGAGGCGATTGAGGAGACCATTGCCTCGGTTACCGCACCACTGGTCAAGAAGGGTCGTCGCAAGAAAGTCACTCTCGGGAGCTAACGAATGGCGTGGACTAAGGCGACCTATCTGGCACGAACGCGGGATTGGATGGACGCCACGGCGTCTGACCGCTGGAGTGACACGTTCCTGTACTCGATTCTCGGGATGGTGTTTCGGGACGAGTGGCAGGGGATGCTGGACACGAACCCCTACTATCGGTTTGCCAAGCGGTCGGTGACCACGGATAGCACGGGGGCATTCCTGTTGACCGACTTGGATAACGGGTCTGGGGATGCCAAGCAGTATGCCTACAAAATCATCACGTTGACGGACGGCGCGAATACGGTGTATCGCGAGACGGATTGGCGGCAGGTGCCGCTCGCCCTCTCGGGTACGGAGGACTATTTGAGCTATGACCGTCAGTACTACCTCATTGGCGATACGGTCCAGATTCTCCCGCAGACGGGGAACTTGAGCCTACAGGTGGGCGTCAACTGGACGCCGACCCCGATTGACGACCTTGGCTCAGAGCTGTCCGAAGCCGACTTCCCTGCGGGCCACGAGAACCTCATCGCCTTGTCGGCGGCGGGGATGGCGCTGGCGAAGGGCGGGGCCGAGACGCAGTCAGCCAGCGACCTCTTGGCCTTGGCGCAAAAGCGGCGTGAGGCGCTCTACGCCGACATCGCTCGCCGGACGGGGAACCCGACCTTCATGCAGTTCCCGGACCACGCCGCTGTGTGGGGTGGCTAATGGTAAACCTGTCACCGGGACGGCAGAAGGTGACGGACCAACAGCCCCGGATGGACGGGGGGCTGAATGACGTGTCGGACGATACGGCGCTCCAGCCGAACCAGATGCGGCGAGCGACCAACCTGCGTTTGACAGACTTCGGCGCGGCCACCAAGCGGGGTGGGACCCAGCGCACCTCGACCAACGCGCTGGCGGCGGCCGCCGTGCTGAACGGCTACACTTGGCAGAAGGACAACGGCACCAACCAGATTATGGCGGTGTGCAATGGGGCGCTCCGGACGGCGACCTACGGCACCTTTCCGCTGACCTATGCAACCCAGTCTGGGACGCTCTCCACGACCGTGCCGCCCAGCTTCGTGGAGTTTCGGGATGCCGGGAATGCCGAGGTGGTGTACATCGCCGATGGTGGCCTGCTCAACAAGTGGAACGGCACGACCCTAACCACGGACATCGCGAACACGCTGGCCGTCAAGCAGGTGGTCGTCTTTAACCAGCGGCTGTGGGGGGCAGGCAACAGCACCTATCCTAACAGCATCTTCTACTCGTCGCTCAATAACGGTGACGATTTGGGCAACGCCACGCCCCCGGCTGGGGGCGGGCAGATTATCGTCCGGACATTTGGTGACGAGCAGATTATTGGGCTGGCCCCGATTAACACCTCGCTCCTCATCTTCCACAACCGAGGCATCTCCCGCCTGACGGGGCTGGGGCAGGACGACATTAACGTCTCGCCAGCGGCGGTCACGGCGGACGTGGGCATCATCGCTGGAAACACCATCGTCCCGGTCAATAACGTCGCCTACTTCATCTCCGAGCGTGGGCTGTATCGGTGCAACGAGGTCGAGGTCTCACCTGTCGGCACCCCGATTGCGCCAGACCCCATTTTGCCAATCATCCGCCAACTGACATCGGCACAGTTTGACAAGATTCGGATGGTGCTGAATCGGGCGACCAAGGAACTCTGGATTACCCTCCCGAACTACGGGTGCTACCAGTACCACACTCTGCTCAATGCGTGGTCGGGGCCGTGGGATGGGGGGTTCATCGACCCTGACACGACGTGCTTCTTCGAGACGTTAGATAGCGCCGGACTTCCGGTGGTCCTGAAGGGCGATGCCTCGGGCTGGGTTACCCTGTGCGATGCGCCCGGGGTGTTCGTGGACAACCAGACTGCGGCTGGGACGGGCGGTTCGCGCTATGCGTTGACCCTCCAGATGCACCGCCTCTACTGCGGAGACGACTCGCTCGCGAAGGCATTCCGCTGGGGCTATCTCACGGCCCAGCTCAAGGGGTCGGACCAGTGTCGCGTTGAGTGGAACTCGGGCGACAGCTTCGGGTCGTACTCGCTCCCACCGTCTTACGACGAAACGTGGGGTGGGTCGGGAACCGTCTGGGGGACCGGAACGTGGGGTGGGACAGGCAGTCAGAATTACCGCATCCCGATGAGCGGGACGGGCTACTATGTGGACATCAGTGTGATTGACTCTGGCGAGGCGTTGCCCGTCTTCAGTCGCTTTCAGTTAGAAACCTTTGCCTTGGGGCGTCGTTAAATGGCAGAAACAGTCGGTCAACATTCCGTCGCCGCGTTCACCTCACCCGTCAACGGCACTACGCCGATTGACGCGAACTCGGTGCGCGGCAACGACAACACGATGCGCTCGGCGTATGTCGACCACGACGCGGACCCGGGCATCCACGTCCAGTCCTCCACGCTGGCCTCACGTCCGGTGGCCGGGACGGCGGGCCGCAAGTGGGTGACCGTCAGCTCGGGCCGCTACCAGTTCTGGTATGACGACGGCACCCGCTGGCACGAAATCGCCTCGGACGCCATCAACGTGGACTGCTTGGCCGACGCCAATCTCGCCAAGGGGGATGTGGTCAAGATTACTGGGTTCAACAACGGCCAGAACCTGCCGACGGTGAACAAGGTCACGTCCTCGACCGACGTGGCGTTCGGTATCGTCGAGAACACGGTGACCTCGGGCAATATCGTTCAGATTGTCAACACGGGCCTGATTGAGGACGTGGACACCAACGGCTACGCGGTCGGGACCATCCTCTACCCGAATAGCTCGGGCGGGTGGACGACCACCAAGCCGACCTCGGGGAACTACCAGCCCGCCGGATTCGTCCTGCGCGGGAACAGCTCGAACGGCGTCCTCTACGCCGAGTTCTCGGCCCCCCGCATCGTGGAGCGGTCGAATAACGAAGCCTCGACCATCGTCCTCCGGGACGCCTCGGGGAACTTCGCCGCTGGCACCATCACCGCTGGGGCGCTGACCTCGACGGGCCTCGTCACCTTCGCCAGCTTGAAGGGGACGGGCGCGACCACAGTGACCAATATCCTCGACGAGGATAACATGGCCTCCGATAGCGCCACGGCGCTGGCCACCCAGCAGAGCAT